GGCGCGGCTGGCGTCGATGGCTCGCTCCATACGTTGGAGTTGGCGATGGTGCGTGCCATCCCAGTGATTGCACCTACGTTAGGGATTGCACGCGATAGTCCCTTGACAGTCGATACAAGGTTGCCCAGGTCACCCATTGCCTTGATGCCATCTGCCAGACGTCCGACTTGGTCGATGGCCATAGGAATGCTCTGGAGGCGGCTCATAGCACTGTCGAAGTCGAGGCTCTTCAAAGCCCGGATAGATGCCTGTACCTCTGAGGTCTGCTGGTTGGCAAATTGCTTTGCATACTCCTCGGGGTCGATGTTCTTTAGGTACTCCACCTGTCCCTTGATTGCGCTGATCTGTCCTTCGAGCTGCGCCTGCAGGGCTTTGGCGTTGGCAGGCACCTGAGCAATCTGTGAAGCGATCGCACTCACTTGATTGAGTGAGTCACGGATACTCATCACCTCGCCGCCGAGGCTTGCGATGTTGTTGAACTGATCCTTGACACCATTGAGACTCGAACGTGCGGCATCCATAGTGCCTGTAATCTTAGCCTGCATGTTCTTGATAGCGGTCAGGCCGCTCATTGCATTGGCTACGGCAGTAGACTGGATAGCAGATGCTTTCTTCTGCGCTACGACAGTTTCGTTGAGCTGTTCGCCACGCGCGAGCTTGTTAGTGTCAGGCTCATCCTCAGGCTTGCCTGCGAGTGAGCCCATGATGATAGGGGTCTGAGCGTTGCGCCCATCAGCAAAGAAGCCAACAACGTGAGTACCAACCTGGATACCTGTAGGGGACTGACCGACACCCTTGAGTGCGGACGATGTCACAGGCTGCATCACCTGTGCCCATGGTAGGTCGTCAGTTGGGATAGCTGATTCATCGGCATGGTAGCCAAATACGCGGACCTTAAGGCGTCCCAGCTTCTCCGGGTCGTTGCGGTCCTCAACAACACCGACGAACCATTCGAAGGCGCCAAAGGAGAAATTGTGTACCTGTGACATTATGCTTCCTCGAGACGCTTCTTAACGAGCTCTGCGTTCACCTTGTAGGTGTCTTTGTTGATCATGTGAGCCATGTGTGTGATCACATAGCGTCCACGGCGCTGCTTATCGAACTCCTCATCGGACAGCGAGTCCTGTGCAGGTAGGTCGACGTCGCAGGACTTAGCAAACCATTGAGCAGCCTTTGCCGTGCCTGGGAATTGAATGATGAGCTTCTCCTGCTCAAACTTCATCAGGCTCGACTTGCGAGAGGCAATCCATGAGTCAGCAGTGTCTGAGTAGGATGCTCCGTTGAACATCTTGGTATGCTTCGGAATGAAGCTGATGTTAGAGTCCTCAGTGTCGAGTAGGTAGTCAGAGTCAACCCGTAGATACTTCTTATCCTCAGCGTTGTCGTCACCGAACTTGAAGGTCTTAGTCTCCCACTTCTTGGTCTTGAAGTCGTAGGAAGCCACCTTGGATGAGTAGTAACCTGAGGCTAGGTTGCTCAGTCCATCGAAGTGGTCGAACCAATACACGCCGATGGTCGTCGCATAGTCGTAAGCTGCATCGCCCTTATCGTCTCGCACGTTAGCAGGTCGCACCTGAAAGGTGATGTCTGAGTACTCGTCAGGGTCAGAGTAGAGCTGCTCAAACGACTTGAACGCGAACTTGCCATCCCACGTTTGATAGAACGCGTAATCGGCTGCGTTGTCCTTTGTCGCTGTCTGCAGGAGCCAACTCATGGCATGGAAAGGCGTCCATCCAGGGATGATCATGTGCATGGTGTTGTCAGACTCATCGACAACGATCTCCTTACCAAACGCTTCCTTGACGACGTTCGTGGCAATGTCGCTGGCCTTTTTTCCAGGGAACGACTTGTAGATACGCTTGGTTTGGTTGATGAGGAACGCCTCATCAGCTGCATAGATTGAATACTCGAGGGTGCCCTGTTGACCAGCCACCTTGTCAGCCACCTTGTAGATGACGAACTCCCACTCCTGCTCGCCGTCACCAACACTACCGTTGTCAGATTCGATCTCTACCTTCACCTTTGTGCCTGATCGGATAGGCAAGGTCATGAGCAGGTTAGCAGTGTCCATCATGTTGATGATGCACGTTGTGGTAGGCGCGAAGATTTCCTGAAACACGTGGACACTGACTACAGCTGCACTCACGTCTTTGTCTGCTACTGTCACGACAAACTTCTTCAGGTCGCCGAAGTTAGCACTTGCCTGTGCGGTCGTCATTAGATCTTGCCTTCAATGCTCTTGTTGAACAAGTCAACGAATTGGTTAATGTGACGCGGCGCCACAATCTTGATCTTGCCTCGCTTACGATTGAGGTCTGATTCGTGCTCGTGGGCGGTCACGGGATGGACATTAGCGGGGATGGTCCCGTTTGCCTCCATGTAGGCGCGCACCTCAGCCTCAGCGACATCGTCGAGTCGGAACCCAGTGTGAACGTCAGTGAAGTAGAGGATGGTATTGATCGAGCCGTATTTCATCTCGACAAATTCCTCGAGCACATCGTCATCCATTGGCCAGTCGAGTAGTGGGTTGACCATTGCGTTGACAAGGAAGAACGTCCACTCAAGTGTCGGGTCCTTGTAGAGCTCGTTGGCCAGTGCCATTGAGGTCATCCCGTTAGGCACGTCATAGGACTGGTAGATGTATGCCTTGTCGATGTTGATGCGCTTCAGGATGGCGGCGCTGATAATGTTCATCGCCTCCTTGCTGTAGCCGTCAATGGAGTAGGCGATCGTTGGGAACTTCTTGAAGAACGATGGCATCAGTAGCCCTCCTTGATGTCTTCGCGCGTCACGATTTCGAGTTCCTTCCACTTGGTCGACATGGTGATCTCAGATGGGAAGCCGTTACGCATCGTTGAGAACATTCCTTGTGCGGTGTAGTCAATGTCAATCGCGGTACAGACTGATCGCTTGAACTTCTGGAGCCACTGATTCTCGTTGCCGCGCCACAGGTAGCGGATCTCGCACTCGGACGGGAACCCGAGGAGAGCCTTATTGTTACCTGTGCCGAACTGATCCTTGGCATAGGAAGGCAGCGCGTTCTCTCGGAACACAGAGATGATGTCGTAGATCTCTTGGCAGTCCGACTCTTGGAAAGGGTAGAACTTGAACACGAACGCGAAGTCTCTCAGACCGACTGCCTTGAACAGCGCTGTGACGTATGGGTTCGGGACAACGCCACCGACAGCACCCATGAGACCTTCCGCCGATACGTTACCACCCATGAGGCCAGCAGCAGCTGATCCTGCGTTGGCCAGCATGTAAGCCGCACCAAGTTGAGCACCATCACCTGCTCGCTCAATGGCTCCAGATAGGCCACCAATGTTACCGCTGGCAGCGTCAACGATCGTGCGCCCAATGAAGCCAAGGTTAGACTCGCCCCAATCAACGGTCGAAGGCTGTGCCACAGACTCGGGCATGTATAGGTGGACGGTGTTGAGCGGCGAGCTATTGGTCGGGCTCTTGCGCTCGAAGAACTTGAATTCAATCGCCGCCGGATGAACAGTCTGATCGGACAGGTCAGGCGGGTAGCTGTAGAGTTGCTTATTGGATCTTTGGCGTGCCATCTTTGTCTAAATAGAAAGGAATCTAACGATATTTACCTGTGATCCTATGGCACGAAAGACTACCAAACCTCAACGTCAAGATGATCTGCCTAAAAAGAAAGGTGGCAGGCGGTACCAACAAGGGCGCTACCGCCTCCTACATCCAGAGAAGTATGTAGGCAATGCAACGGACATTGTCTATCGGAGTTCATGGGAACTTCGCTTCAATCGCTGGTGCGACCTCAACCCATCGGTAGTGAAGTGGAACTCGGAAGAGATCGTCATCCCATACTGGTCTGAGTTTGATCAGAAGATGCGCCGCTACTTTGTGGACTACATTGTCCAGCTTAAGACCGCCGACGGTGGCTACAAAACCTTGTTGGTCGAGATCAAGCCATCAGGACAAAAGGTTGAGCCTAAGAAGCACGGCAACAAGAAGCCCGAGACCTATCTGGCTGAGATGCAGACTTGGCAGGTGAATCAGGACAAATGGAAAGCCGCCCGAGAGTGGGCGGCTAAGCACAGTATGGAGTTCGTCGTACTAGATGAGTACGACCTAGGCATCAAGCGCCGTAATTAGAACGCTTGGCGAACCCATTGGCAGCGAGGACGTCCTTCAACGACACTTGTTTACCCTGGTTGTTGATGTACCAAACGTCGGCAACCCATCGGTTGTAGATGCCAGACTTAGCAGTGGTCAGGACCACCTTAGAGCCGAATGGTAGCTCTCCCTCGACGAACTGTTTCGCACTCTGAGCATGTACGCGCTCCTCGAGAACCTTAGAGCGAAGCTCGGCAGTATCGAAGTCCCGCAAGCGGACATGGATGATGTGTATGATGTTGAATCCCAGATCGACCATCACCTCATAGGTGTCGCCGTCAATCACGCGGTTGATGATTCCGAGATACTGATAACTTGGACCGAGCATAATCTTCTCCTTAGGCTGTCTGGTATTTAGGAGGTCAGTTAAATAC